AATTGTTTGTGTATCAGTAACGCTCCAAGTGAAAGCACCTCCAGAAGCATTGGTAACAGAAACAGTTGCATCTGCGGCTTTAGTTGTACGTCCTGAGTCCCAGATTTGCGAGGCTAGTGTATAGCCTGAAATGTTCACAGCAGCATTGCTTGAATCCTTCAACGTCACAGAAACACTATGATCCGATCTTCGTTGGATCGTCATGTCATAAGTTCCAGGTGCAATAGCCATGATCTAACTATAAGGGCTTGTCCCTAGAATAGCTGTATTCCATTGAGCTTTTAAAGCATCTGTATCAGAAGCCGATTCAATCCCTGAATCTGCTGGAGCATCTCTTAATGCCTGCTTTTTAGCAACAATGGCTGAAGTGTCGGCACTTGTTTCTTGTGCCTTTTGAAATTCAACATCAAGCTCCAAAAGTTTAGGCTCTCTAGCTGCCCTTATTTTTCCTCTGTGGATGTTTCTGGCTTTTGCCATGTCAATACTAAAACCCATAATGTCTTGCTTTTCTAAAAATGGTTCTTTCTATAATATAAGATTTTTCACTTAATCACCAAAGAAAGCTAAACAAGCATAATTAACGTGTTCATCCGAATTGCTTAAATTCCTCATTTGAAATTTAAAAGAACCAACGGCAGGCTCATCAAAACCGCAAATAACTCTGCCTCCACCGCCTGATCCCGCACTTGCTTTACATCCTGCAGTGAAACAATAATCATTATTAGCAAAATTAGTTGAAAAATTTATCTGAATTACTGCTGATGAAATATCAGTCAAATCATCAACACCGAAATCATCCCTAATAGTAGGGGTGCTTGCGTCACCTTCAATATTAACCCAAGCTTTACAACGCCCCCCAAAGATTTGTGCAGCAGTACTTTCGTTTACTCCTGATGACGTTCTAACAACTCCTGCATTGGTTGCTGTTGTTGCGGTTGTAGCTGAAGTAGCAGAAGCAACGCTAGTTGTCCAACTTAAATTTCCTGACCCATCACTTTTTAAAACCTCATCTGCATTCCCATCGGTAGAAGGAAGAGTCAACGTATAGTTTGACGAGACAGTGCTAGGGGCTTGTATTGCCACATAATTAGAACTGTCTGAGTCATGTAAGCGTAAATCGAGTTGACCTTTAATATTTAAACCAGAACTATCAAAAAAAGCTCTTTCAGTTCCTCCAGTCGTTATAGATAAAGTATCAGCAGCCGATCTGTATAGACCTAAATCCGTATCAGAAGAAAAGCTGAGTGATGGGGCCGAATTTGAGCCGTTAGCCCCTCGTAATGGCAACTTTGGCTCACTAGCCGTAGAAGTAAAAGTATGAGCATCCGTATTTCCTGCTCTTATATCTAATTCGTTTGTGGCTCCAAAATAAATTCCTGTATCTGTATCTGCTGCATTTCTAATTGGCAAGCTAGAGCTTGATCCTGCTGGGACTCCAATATTTCCTGTGAAAGTAGGGCTTGCTAAAGCAGCAAGACCAAAATTAGTTTCAATATTTCCAAGCGTTGTATAGTTTGCCGATGTTGTTCCTGAGCCTGTTTTAACTTTAAGCGTGTCAGGAGTTGTGCTTGTATCTATCCATAATTGACCTGTTGCCGATCCTGCCGCGGCGGGCGGTGTAGATCCTGAACTTGTTGAATAAAGATCATCGAGGTTTTCATTTATATCGGCCCTTACGTTTGCCCCTGTAGAGTTAGGGATTGGGTAATTGCCAACTGAAACTTGTGCCATTAGTTAAACTTTTCCATGTCCTGTTGCCGTCCAAGTAAATGATCTTGCTTGTCGGGCGTTGCTTGCATTGTAGATCGAGATTGTGAAATTAGTCGCACTTGAAGAAGCAATCGTATAATAATCACCCGTGGTAGTGGCACTAAACGTAATGCCTATTGCTGGAGTAGCTGCAAATTTATTAGCAAAAGTAACGGTCAAATCACCACTACTTGAGGTAGTCCCTGATCCTGTTTCTGTACGTACCGCCATCATTGGTTGGACTCGTAACTGATCAACTGCTATTTGTTCTAGATTTCCACCTGTAGAAAACTCAGCCTTTAATTCATATTTTCTACAACTAATTTGTGCATTGTTATAAACTCGCCAACTTGTCCAGTCACTATTGGAGGGGCTTGCTTCTTGTGTTGTCCTTAAATATAATTTAACGTCACAGTTAGATGGGGCTGTTCCATCTACGCTTGTAATAGCATCCCAGTCTGCCCAAGTATCTACATTATCGGCGTAAGGGAAAAACGATCTTGCTCTTAGTGTTGTATCAAGCCGAATAGAAAAAACATCTCCCAAATCAATCGGGTTGTTTTGAAACAAATAAGTCCCAGACGTGTTTAATGTTGCATTACCTCCTGAACTTCCACCATCAGCCGACATTAATAATTCTCCACTTGCCACAGTTAAATTAGTTTTACTTCCTGCAAAACCACTGTCTTCTTGCTGAAGCGTTAGCAACTTCATGTCGTCAAGGTCAGGCATTGTAAATTCAACGCCTGCATATCCAACACTTTCATTACCTGTAGCGTCCACGAATTTTATTAAATAAGTTCCGCTTTTTAACGTGCAATATGCTTCTTTTGCTGTACCTGTTAAATCGCTATGAATACTCGTTGCAGTAGCCCAAGTTACGTTCGATAAGTTTGGCGAATGTCTAAGCCGCACTAAACCACCAACGGTTACATCAAGATCAGTTGATTGAGTCCAACTAAGGCGAGCAAGTCCATTAGTCGGAACCATTGAAAAACCTGTTGGATCATCAGGTGGGGCGGCTTTACCTTCTAATAATTTTTCAAAGGTTACAATTTGACTTCCTTTTCCAAGAGTGTTGTAAGCCTGCACCTGAATATAAATTGTTCCTTGTCTTACTCTTCTAATCGTTGCTGCTGGCGTTGAAGTTGTTATTAGTTGCCAGTTATCATTGTCTATTTTATAACTAATTCTGTATTCAGAAACATTCTTTTTATCATGTTGAAAATCAAAATCAAACCCAACAAAGACACCCTGACCATCTGAATACAAAAACTGTTCTCCTCTTGCATTTGTTATCGGATTAGGAGCAAGAGTTAAGTTACTAATATCCCTAAGAACAATGTCCTCACCTGCGTCTACGGCATTATAAATACTTTCATTATATTGAAGAGATGTTACAGAAAAAGCTGTCTTTTCATTGTTTTCTGAGATTGAAATTATTCGATATTGTTGTGATTGAATATCTGATGTCTGTATTAACCAAAGGTTAGGACTTGTAGGAGCTTGTGAAAAATTTCCGTCAATATTAATTGTAGTTCCACTTATGCTATTAATTGTCTTTGTTTCTATTAATCCTGTTGGCATTATTACCGACAATGTTGGGCTTAAGCCTAGATTGATATTTGATAAATTTTCAGAACTATCTGCCACAACCGCGCTTGTTGTTGCCGAGCTAATACGGCCTGATCTTCTTTCTCCTGCTCTTAATGCATCTGCAATATCTATAATCATGCCTGGTCTAAGAACTAAACCAGAATCAATTCCCACAGAAAAAGTACAAGTCTGAGTCAATAACTGTTCACTTTTTAACAACCACCGCCCCATTCGGTGCGCTTGCCCTTGCGAATAACAACCAAGAGCCTTTAACTGTTTTTCTTGTATTCCGTATTTAGCTACTGCATCAGCATCCTCAACATATTCAAATTGAACTTCACCTAATGCGCCATAATCCTGCCAAGCAACAGAGCAACAAGTATGACGGGCTTTCTTTGAACTGCCTGAATATTCAAATAAACCATTAATAACATTAGAATTGCCTATCAGGTAAGAAGAATCAACGGGAGCATCTTGCACCATTACGACAGAACCCGCCCCGTAATAGCTAATACCTCTAAAAAGCGAAGTCATTTGCTGAATCACGTTATAAACTTCATCTCTTGAATTAATTAAAAGGTTGCAAAGCATCCTTGGCTCTTGCCCTCCTTTCATGTCAGAAACAAGGCCATTGGTGTATTGACTAATGGTATAGAAATCCCATTTATCCAAAGCGCTTTCTGCAAGACCTACCCCATATCTGCCTTCTGTTAAAAGATTCCATAAGCACCAGGCTGGATCTGCACACCAAGTAGCCGCGCTAAAACTACCATTCCAAATTCCGCTATAAGTAACCCGCCCAATATTACCATTTGTAATTGTTTCCAAACTGCCATCAGAAACGGCTCTCCTTTGTGTTGTGGATATATCGACTTTTGCGTTTGAAGGCAGCTTGACCTTGATACCACGAATTAAGTATTTCCTAGAGGGGATATTAGAAAAAGAACGACTATCAAACCTTAAAAACGAAATAGCAGAGTTTGGATATCTGAGTTTTTCATCAATAATTTTAGTGTAACTTTGCCAATGAGTTTCTGAACTTTCCTTCACACTTGAATCATCTGCACTAACACGAACAAGCCTTACATCAACAGGGAAAGCACCTGTCAAAGGAAAAATATAATCTCTTAAATATGTATTGCTTGACTTACCTGAAATCGTATCTGTCTTTACGGTGTTATACCCACCGCCATTATATTGAACATCAATTCTAATCTGAACAGAATTTCCAACAATATCCCCATCGTCTTCTACACTTCTAAGCACTGGGATGTTTAAAGTAACTCGAACTCTGTCTGTCGTATTCTCTGAAGAAGGAATTTGACGGGTGACAGAGGTTGAATTTGTAATCTGAGTATTTACAGGAACTTCCGACTCGTTACCAGCTAAATCAGCAATATACGTTTGGTCTTGCGTTCCGTTTTTTGTGACAATCGTATAACCTTCAAAATTATCATTACCTGAAGAGTCTTGAACGGGTGTTCCATCAAGATAAATAGATTTATTGCCGTCATCCAATCCTTCTATTGGGCCTTCTGAAAGAAGGTCTAATACTTTTGCATACTGAACTGACTGAAGGGAATCATCTGCCTCAGTCGGAGTCCTGTTCCCGCCGTTTTTGCCTCCTCCTCCTCCAGCTCCTCTAATTTCAGTCATTTAAACCTCCTGATCAACATCTAAGCCAGAACTGATTACAGAACTGCCAACAAACAAACGACCATAACAAATAGGAACGGCTGTTCCCACCTGCGAAGTATTAGTCACACCACTAAAACTATAGTTTTGTAATACGTTTGCTTGTTTCATATTCAAATCAGGGGGTGGGGGTGAAAGCATTTGAGAGACTCCACCTAACATCAAAGACAAACCAATAGCACCTAAAGCCTTTGAACCCCACGCTGTACCATAAATACCAGCAGTAGTGCCTAATCCAGCTAAAGAGCCGCCAGCGAAAGCACCGCCTAACATTGGAATAGCAACAAATGAAAGACCAATCAACGCAGCTCCTAACAAGAACTGCCCCATCCCTCTGCCTGCACCCATAATTACGGGAGTAATAGAAAAAACCTCCTTTTCGCTCCACGGGTACAACAATGAATCAATTTGCTCTTCCCCAATAACTTCTGTTCCTAATTGAACTTTATAAGCAACGCCATGCTGCTGGCTTCGTGTCATCCATTCGGCTAATCCTTTGAAATTAGCAGTTAAAGCTTTTATCGCTTCCGCGGGCGTGTTTACATCAAGTTCAAAGGTTCCTTGACCACCTAATTGCTTTTTTAAAGCTCCGTAAACTTTAACGACTTTCATGTTTTAAAACTGTAGCCGTGACCTTTTGATAATAGCCGCCATACACATCCCTAGAAGATAATCTTCCTTGAACGTGATGCAAGACAACACCATCACCTAAATAAATACCAGCGTGATTAGGCACGGGGCTTTCTAATTGCATTAAGAATAGATCTCCATAACCAATGTCCTCTAACTCGATTTCCTTAAAACCTTCTTTTGCGAAATTATCTAAATACATATTTTCACCATTTGCCCACCATTGATCCCTTCTATTGTAATCGTTTAATTGAATACCAAACTCTCTTTTATAAAAGTCTCTCACGAGGGAATAGCAGTCAACAATACCATGTGAAAATTCTCTTCCCACGTAAGGAAGCTCAAAGCCATTAGGTTTATATGATCCCCAGGTCTCAGTATTTGGATTAACAATAAACCAAGGAAGCCCAGAAGATTCGCAAGCAACCATGTCAGCCTTGCTAGGTGCTGGGTTGGTCTTAGGATGACTATGAATGACGGCTGTGATCTCTCCTTTCTTTGATGCCTCTAAATAATCTTTTGGGTCTAATATAAAATGTTCATCAGGTGTTGTAGATAAGTTATGACATTTAAAATATCTATTCTTTCCCTTTACGACATGCACTAACCCAACAGCTTCGCGCGGAAATTCTTCTTTAGCATGAGCCAACGCTTTTTCTTTTATAGATTCTGTTAATTTCAAGTTTGTCTTCCTGCTGAAGGGAATGAACCAAAAGGCAACGGATTGTTTTCGCCAAATCTTAGCTTGCAAGAGCCAACCCTTTTTCCACAACGGTCGTCTGCAAGAGAAGTTATTTCGTTATCATTAACATCCCAATAATCTGAACCCGTATAACCACACTCACTTGACCTATAAGCCCATTGGCAGATATTTCCTATTAATTGTCTTCTTGGAATCTTATCTCCTGGTCTGTCTAATTTGCTTGCCAATTCAAATTCAACAACATTTCTATTTTCGGAAGATTTGCGATCAACTTCCCAAATCTCAACAGGCCATTGAGCATTTGGATCAGCCGCCGTTTCACCGTCTAAGTACTTCTTAAGTGTTCTAATCCTCCTAACTTCGGCCCCTGCAAGATCGCAACCTGGAGTTGTCGCATTGACAACAACTAAAAGAGCCGTAATTGTATTATCTAAATTTGAAATAGTTAATTTAGGTCTAGGTAAAGAACCTGTTGAAGAATATTCAAAACCTGAAGCTTCGACAGCTTGCCGAGTGTATTGATTTCCATCCCAAACAATGTTCCCGTTAACATTTGCATTGCATCCATTATGAAATCTATAAATATCATTTGAACCATGTAAATCATTAGACAACCTTACCTCAAATAACTCAATAATTGCGCTTGGTGCTAATTTTGAAAGTTCTTCATAGACGCTACTAATTGCAGTCCAAACAACATTATTGTCGGTAACTGTTGAACCAATATTAGTCGGCCAATCAGGCTCAGAACTGGCCGAAGTTCCAGCCGTTGTAACTTTAAAAAACAGACCTGTTACCTGATCGGAGGTAGCGCGTCTTATATCACCAACACTAAAAGATGTACTGGCGGCCCATGCTGAAACTGCCATGTTTTACGGCTCCGCTACTTCTTGAAATGTTGCTCTAATAGACGCTCTATTTGTGTAACGCATTTCGCGAGTCCATTTAATGCAAATACATTTCCTAGCAGAAGATTCTTCAGGTGGAGTAAAGTTAAAACTTTCTTGTCCTTTTCGAGCCTCTAAAAATGTCTCGATTGAATTTGCATTCGCTTCGCTTAAATTATCCCAACGCAAACTATATTCTTTTAGATCTTGATTAAGTCCAAATACTAAACGGGTTGAGTAGCCATCACCGTATTGAACAGCCAATGTTTTAGGGCTGCTGCTTTTGCTTGTTCCGTAGCTCGGAGTGATTGATGGAAAATTTGACATTAGGTAGCTAATAAGCCTCCAGGTCTTTTCTCTTCAATCAAGGCCGCTTGAATAGCTTGACCTAACATATTTCCTAACTGCGCCGCTTGGTTTCCATCTCCTTCCACAGACGACCCAGACGCATCGACTGAAACATTAATAACGGTTGAACCGCCTAGCTGATGATTCGGAGTGATGTTGCCACTTGATCCAGGGACAAACAATTCTGGGCCTCGCTCCCCAACGAGATAAGGTGAGCCACCTCTGACTGGGCCTCCTCTTGCTCTTGGTTTATATTTTTCTCCAAATTCATCAGACAACGGGTCTAAATACTCTGTAGGCCCAAACTTGTCAGCCAAGAAGCTACCAAAACCTCTCATCAACGGCGCGACAATCGCTTGCCTAATAGCAATACGAGTCATATCAGCAATAATGCTATTTGCAAACTCACGGAAATTCATTTTTCCCGTTTGAACAAACTGCACGAGAGCATCTTCCATCCCACGGAAAGATTTCACCACTATGTCGCCGACTTGACCACCGAAATCATGGGCAGTCTTGGCATACTGGCTGAACTTCTTAGCAAAAGCATCTTGGAACTGTGCCGAGGTTTGTGCTGTTATGTCTCCCAACGCGCCCATTGCCTCGCTTGCTTTCACAATTTCATCCGCCGCAATTTCGGCGGGTAAATTAATTAATTTCTGATTCAACTCCTCCAGTCTTTCTGTTGACTCTTTAATCTTCTTAGTCAAATGGTTGTAGGTAAGAGAAAAGCCTGTGATACCTTTCTTCCACTCCCAAAATGATCGTTGATTTATAAGTCTAGTTCTTGTGTTCGTTTCTGTTTCTATCGTATTAGTAATAACTTCTTTATTTAGGCTCTTTAATGCTTCCAGGTGTTCCTCTTCCGCATCCTTAGCCGATATCCAATCTAGAGACAGTTTTGCTATTGCAAGACTTAAAGCCGTTAAAGCTAAGGCAATCGGCCCCATTGCTGCCTTTGTTAAACCGAGAGTTGGCAATAGTTTCCGATAAATGAAGATTCTGAGGACCCTGAATGCGGTATAAGCCTTATAAAGAAGAGGAACTAATATTCCCGTTACAGTTACGACCCCTCCAATCCCTACCGTCGCTGCCTTGAGCCATTCAGGGGCTTTTGAGATAGTCCTAACAACTGCTGTCAAGGCCTTTGAAGCTTCAACAACAATAGGAACCAGATAAGTTCCCAACTCAACACTTAAATCACTAATTGCATTTTGTAAGTTTTTAAATTGCTGTTCAGGTGATCTTGCCATCAACGCTTCAATACTCTTCCCGCCATCTTGTTCAATACGTTTCAATGCCTTAATAACAATTTCACTTGTCACTTTTCCTTCTGAAGCAAGTTTCTTGATTTGACCAACGGGCTTGCCCATCTCTTTTGCAATAACTTGAGTCAGGATTGGTAGTTGCTCCGCAATCGACCTATATTCATCACCTTGCAAACGGCCAGAACCTAATGCCTGTGATAGCTGCAAGAACGCCCCAGAAGCTTGTTGTGAGCTAACTCCTGCAAGTTTCGTTGCAACATTGAAGCCCATATATGTCGTTTCAATCTCTTTCAACGTCACGCCTATCGGCCTTAAACGTCCATAAATATCTGTAATGCTGTTTAATGCTTCTGTCTGACTTAATCCAAATCTTTTTGATGCCCTTGCTGCTAAATCTTGCGCTCCTGCGTTCTCTCCATATTCTTTTGATAATAACTCTAAACGGATCTGCGTTTGCTTAAAGGATGCGGCCATGTTGGTCAGCCGCCGTCCTGTTTCAACCAAAGCTAGTTTGGTCAAGATCCCCTGAAGGCCACCAAATGTTTTTTGCGCTTTTAAATTTTGCTTTGCTAAACGTCCTGTTGCATTACTTAATTCACGAATCTTTCTTATCGCGTCTCGCGCGTCAACCCTAAATTTTACTAATGATTCAGCCATGCAAAGATTCTAGCTTGATCGCTTCTCATAGTCAGATTTTAA